ATGGATGAACTAGACAATAACAAATTAAAGGCAGAGGATGACGAAAGAGAAGTGGAAAGTGAGGAAAATCAGCGTGGTGAAGAGATCGAAGTAAATGAAGATCGCCTTCCCTCGCGGGCGATGGCGATCCATGAGCATATTCGCCAGGAAGGGGAAAAAGAGATGGAGCGCGATGCGCTGGCCCTGCTATGGTCAGCGATTGCGGCCGGCCTGTCGATGGGGGCCTCCCTGCTGGCGAAGGGAATTTTTCACGTCAAACTGGAGGGGATCCCGGGCGGTTTTTTGCTGGAAAACCTCGGCTACACCTTCGGCTTTATTATCGTAATTATGGCCCGCCAGCAGCTGTTCACTGAAAATACGGTCACCGCCGTTCTGCCAGTGATGCATAATCCCACCCTCGGTAACGTCGGTTTGCTGATGCGGCTATGGTCGGTGGTGCTGGTGGGCAATCTCATCGGTACCGCGGTGGCCGCATGGGCCTTCAATTATATGCCTATTTTTGATGAGCCAACCCGTCAGGCCTTTGTCAGCATCGCCGAAGACGTAATGAAAAACAGTCCGACAGAGATGTTCGCTAATGCGATTATTTCCGGCTGGCTGGTCGCCACCATGGTCTGGATGTTTCCTGTCGCCGGCGCCGCCAAAATCGTGGTGATTATTCTCATGACCTGGCTTATCGCCCTGGCGGATACCACCCATATTGTGGTGGGCTCGGTCGAGATCCTTTATCTGGTGTTTAATGGAAATCTGCCCTGGAGCGACTTTATCTGGCCGTTCGCCCTGCCGACCCTGGCGGGAAATATCTGTGGCGGGACCTTCATCTTCGCACTGCTGAGCCATGCGCAGATCCGTAACGATATGAGCAGCAAGCGAAAAGCGGAAGCCCGCGCCCAGGCGGCGGAGAAAGGGAAAAAGGCCGACCGGGCATAAAAAAAGCGCCCTGAGTGGCGAGGGTTTAAGCAGTCAGACGGTATGGCTCTTACTCAGGCGGGCAAAAAACGCTATACTCGTGCCGCCTTGTCCCCTTAGTTAAATGGATATAGAACCAAAAACAAACAACACAATGTTTATATTGAATTTATATCCATTTAATAATCAAATTAAGTACACCAATATGTACACACTATTCAGTCGCGCGGTACCACGATTGCCAGCGGTAAATGTTCGTACGCAGCTCGCGCACGCATTCGGCCGTCTGCGTATCCGCCTGCAGATCGGTGTCGCTGTCAGCGCCGGCGTCACTTATCCTGCACGGCGGGTTCATCAAATCCGGGGATGGTGTTGGCCGCGTCGATTGCTCGCTGGCGCAGCTGCACAGCAGCAGGATCAAACTTGCACACAGTATGATTCGGGTCGTTGACATATTTCACCACATCACGATAAACGGTACGGTAAACCACTTTGGCTTCAGCGTTCGCCGTTGCCGCCTTCTGCTCACCAGCTGCTACGGCTTTTCCCTGCTTTTTGCTCTTCTTTTCAGCCTGGCTGTTTACGTGCTCAGAATGCGCGTACCAGCCCTTCAGATATCCCGCCCAGAAAATGCCGGCGACCACCGCCAGCACTCCCCCCACAATCACCAGTTTGGTTTTTCCGTTCATTCGTACAGCCCCCAGCACGTCAGTGCGCTTTCCTGACCCCGGCGGTCAACCTGGCCGTAGCAACCGTTGGCCTGCCCATTCGTTAACCGGCAATCCCGGCCGCCGTCGAATACCCACCGGCGGATCTCCGCGCATGCCCCCTTGCGGTCACCGGCGTTCAGCTTGCGATAGAACGTAGACGGGAGGCATTTACCCGGGCCGATGTTGTAGGGGCAGAACGAGGCTATGCCGACCTTCTGCGGCGGCGTCAGCGGAACGTGTACATTCTTTTCAACCCATGCCAGCGCCTTATCGCGCTCGATGGCGTTTACCTGGCCGCATTTAGCCTGAGTTAATTTCATGCCCTGAATTACAGGTTTACCGTCCACGCGCGTGGCTCCGCGGCAAATGGTCCAGATGCCAGAGCCGTCCTTATAGGCGGTGAGGCTGCTCCCCTCTTTTTCAGTCAGAAACTGATCCATCAACACCGGCGCTGACGCACCGGCTGCCAGAAGCGCCAGCATCGCGGCGCTGAGCTTAGCTTTGTTGCTCATAGTCGCGCGCCTTCCGCCGGTCTTCTTTGATTTTGAAATAAAGGTTGGTGAGGTATGTCAGCAGCCCGAAAACGATACTGGCGAGAACGCCAATCGCCGCCCACTGGCTGGGGCTGACTTTATCGAGGAGTTGCAGCAGCCAGTAACCACCACTGCCAATAGAAGTGACGTAGGAGGCCCCCGCCGCTACGTCTGAAAGGTTGTTCATTCGCATACCTTACCCCCGTGGGGTTCACTGTGTAGTGATGCGAGGGTAAGGCGTTAACCAGGTCGGAATCCCGACTAAGTATCAAGAAGTCGCATTAGGCATCTTTAAAGGTCGCGATAACCTCAGAGTCCGGATCACCGACGATACTGTAAATTCTGTAATTCTCGACAGTCCACAGCGCCAGGCTTCCGTCAGGATTAGGGGTTGTTATTCGCCACTTCTCGTCGGCGCTGTAGGTATCGCCTACAACAAAGTAACCGACGGCAACACCGGTTACGGATGTGCAGATTAATTCATGCATTAAATCACCTCGATTTTTACGCTGTAATGAAGAGCTCTTGACGCCCCGGCGTTGGCCGGGAGAAAGATACGGAATTTGCGACCGTCAGCCGCACCCGTTGTGAGCGAATTGTCGTCGTTGTTATTGCGAACAGTAAGGCGGGTGCGTGCTGAATCGCCTTGCCAGAAACGACCAGGCGTAGCGCTTACTGCTGTCACCGGAGCTCCAACCACAGATAAAACGTCGTTTGTAAATAATGGATTACAAATAACAGATTGAGCGTCGCCACGCACTATCAATATCCATTCTTCACCAATGCTGGTTGATGCTTCCCCTTCCAGATATTGCCAGATTGATACCTTCAGCCGCATCCCCATCGGCAGCCCGGATATTAACCATGAGGACCCAGCCTGTTGAGTGGCGACGTCGATAGTCCCGGAACAAATACATGACATCCCTACGGGGTTGATGTACGGGCGTGCATCAGTATATGGCACCTTGTAGGTGTCATCCTGGAATGAAAAAATACTGTTACGGAGACGCTGTAATTGGTTTAATCGGTGGCTCAGGCCTGTCTGCATTGACTGGTCTGTACATTTCGCACGGAAAATACCGCCGTTCTCAACGCGGATCAAATTCGTGGCCGCGATAGTCGTGGTGTCAGTATCTGATGTACTAAACCCGTAGCCATCTGAAATCAGATCAACGGTTGTAGACTCAGGGACAATGGCCTTTCTTCCCACATAAATTCCGTTCGTTATCGCCCCGGCCTCCGCCCAGTATTTGAGCGATATTTCTGAAGCGTAAAGGCTAACGTCAAAAGTGTTGCTGGTAGTGGTTCCGTCGATATTCCCTACTGATATTCCCTTATTGGCTTTACCTGGTACCCCGGCCTGATATTCAATATCCAGGTGGGTACCCATAAACGAGTTTGTGCTCGTTGCTCCTTCTGCCGCATTACGATGTATAAGTACACCATTACAGCAACCGCGTATGGTAGCTTTTATCCTACTCTTCTCAGTATAACCAGTATCGTTATACAGGGAAATGGCAGCACCACTGGTGTTAGTGTAGCCATTTGCAAACACATTAACTTTAGCCTTAATTATGTCAGATACTCTAACAGCAAACCCGTCATTACCCGCTGCTGTGTTATCAGAGTTTCTGCCACGAATAAGGGCACCAGTTATACCGCTTTGCTTATAGAAAGCTGTACTTGCAGCTGCATTATCTCGCTTAAAGGTGAATGCAATGTTATTTCCAGTATGGTCAAACGGTACATCTATCTCGTCTGTAGATTCACATACAATACATAATCCGTACCCTTGAGTTACATCGACAACAAACCCACCGCTATGAAGGTAGTTAATGCCGTTTGCAGGGGGTGGGAAATAACAAACAGCCCTATTAAATGTGATAGAGGCTTTTCTAATATTCTCCAGCACAGGCATAACATCCTGACCACCAATAGCACCAAACATTTCAGCGGACATTCTACCTCGGTCTTTACGCCGAATGACCTGGCCGTAATTATTGATAATCTGGAATCCGTTATCATCAATAAGCCCATCATCATTAGTAAGCGAATGACAATAAAAAATACCGCCACCTTGCCCCATGCCGATAGTATGCTCCGCGACAAAAATTTGCTGCCCTAGGAATGAAATTTCCATTGTTCGCAAAGTTTCAATATCAGGGCATTGTCCGACATACCTGAGCCCGTCCGTCCCTGATAAATCAATCTCAAGCTGGGTGCCATCATCCGTTTCAGAGTGAACCGCTATCGGCCTGCCCTGGTTATCAAAAGCAAGCAACCGTCCTTTTCGTCCGTATGCGGTTGGTAGCTGGTCGACATAGTTCTCAGGAACTCTAAGAGTTCTCGACAAATTAGTTTTACCGTTATCTATAACAAACTTTTTAGTGGCGGCGTCCTGATCGTTAACAGGATCTGCGAGGTTTTCGATTCGATAGCCTTTGGCGTTGAATGGACCGCCAAAAAACGGGCGGGTTAGCGCAAAGCCCAGATCGATAAACGCACGCTGTATTGCCATCCAGATACGGTCAAAGTCCTTATTTACCGTATCTGCCAGCAGGTCGCCGTTGTCCTGGTAATCAGTGAGTCGGAAAGTCGGTACCACACGTTCGAGCATCACCATAGCGCCGTTTGCCGGTGGCGTCAGGAAGGTAATATCGCCGCCGTCCTTATTGCCTACGCCTGCAACGGTGTATCCACTGGTAATAACGTCTCCGTTTATGCTCACCCGCAGGTCGCTGGCGCTGATGATATAAAACTCATACGTAAAAACAGTCGTAAGACCGTTCGCAGTATAAATGTTATAGGGTGTCTGGTTCGGTACCGACATTGGGAACTCCGGCGGCTAGTAATCTACGGCGACCATGTGATCGCCATCATTTGGTTGCCAATGTTCCCGCGCCTGTGCGGTCGGAATCCCGACCAATTTACCAATGCGTACAGGTGTTGAGCTGATAGCGCCGGAACCGGAGTCGATAAAGTCATCGGGCTGGTTAGTCAGCGCCGGGTTAAAGTCTCGCATCTGGTCGTACATCGGGCCATCGAGCACGTCGGTATGCGCCCACAGGAATCGCGACGACAGCGGCGCTTCGAATGCATCGAGGATGCGCTTTTGTTTGTTGGTGACGCTGAACTCTTCCCGCACGCCGCAGCCGGTTCCCTTCAGCGCCTGAATCAGCAATTTCCCGGCGAAACTGCCGGGGCCGTTTACCTCTACGCAGACCAGCGGGATCTGGTACTTCAACACCAGTTCTTTAATCTGCATCACCTGCCCGCCGGTGATTTTGTCGTTGTCGTCAAACTCTGCCAGCTCGCCAGTTAAGCCCTGGCAAACATGCCAGTAAAGGTGCCCGCGGGCGTCGGTGAAAATAAGGGAAAATGCCGAGGCATCGGCCTTAACTTTGCCGGTGGCCACATCCCACCATGCGACAGCGCCAACGATTTGCGTCTGGCCCAGCCACATCGAGCAGGAACGGTTCGCATAGCGAATTTCAGGCTGGACGTTGTACTCGCGGATACGTTCAGGGTCGAGACGAACATCACCCACCGGCTTACTATGCAGCTGATACTGGCTATCCCATTCGTTAATGGTGCGCGTTTCCCTACGTCGCTTTTCCATTTCTTCACGGGTAAAGCGCTCCGGCCATTCGCAGCCAGCATAAAAGTCGATAAGCGCATCAGGAGCTGCGGCGAACTCTACACCGGTGTCAGTAAGCTGATAATCGACACCCTCGACAAGCAGCCGCGCCGCTTTATGGATACCAACGAAAACATAATCTGGCCGGAACGGAATTTCGTAGCGCAGCTGCGTGGCGTCTTTCGCCTCGATACGGTGTTCATCGCGGAATAACTTAATGGTCAGACAGTCGGCGCCTTCAGCCTCTTTCTCGTCGTACAGACTATCGTGGGTATGCGGTGTACCAATAAACAGTTTGCGACCGCCGGGTATCAGGATGTGGGTTTGCTCGCCGAGCCGGTACCGGAGCTTTTCGCGCGCTTCTGGCGTCTGGATATTGCGCGGCACTTCTACGTCATCGTTCTGGCATTCGTTGGCACGTGCGGAGGTGACGTTAGAAAGAATGCCTTTGGCGTACATACTGCCGTTACGCAAATCTAGTGCGCCATTTACCCACCATTGTTCAACTGTGCCCTGCCCGTCTGGCAGCATGCCTTTAGTCAGCGGGTGATTGCGCAGTACGTTCTGGGTATCGCGGCTAGTTTTATACGCTGTGCCGTCGGATTCAGACTGATGCAGGATCCGGTATTGCCTGTCCTGATAATATCGCCAGGCGTTATACACCGCGAGGATGGTAGATTTACCAAAGCCACGAAAACAACGAAGCACCGCGAGATCACCGCGATGCTCCAGCCAGTGGCAGGCGCGATAGTGGCAGTCGGGAACATCCCAGTTCATCCGCTCCGCCCACATCAGGAAGAACGCGAGGAACGAGATCATTTATTACCTTTCTGCAAACGCTCGATAATGGCGGCCGCTTCGCGTTCGGCTTTAGATACCTGCTGGCCCAACTCGAACGCTTCATCATCCTGCCCCGGATTGTCAGAAGGCGTTCCGCCACGCGTCTGCATGCCAATAAGCGAATGCACTTTGATAAGTAGCGTCAGCGATGCCGCCGCGTTCTTCTTATCCCAGTAGCGGTCGCCGCGCTCGTCCTTCGTCAGCTCACTAACTTTCTTATCAGCACCGGGCCAGTTAGCCGGATCGGCCTCCTGCAGCACCACATCGGTTAATTTATCGGTCAGCGCGGTAAGGCGAGTTTTGTAATCTGAATGCATAAAAAAAGCCCCGTGGTAATCCATAGAGCTATAATGTGCCGGGGTAGAGGTCGGAATCCTGACTATTGCATATGCAGCGATGTACGTATAAAACTAGCCGACATTAATATAATTATTTTCATTCAGAGGCTCCCTGTGAAAACTTTATTCCCCTTAATTCTGTTTATCGCAACTTCTACCGTATGCGCCAAAGAAGTTAAATATGACTTTCCCCCAGATGGGGAAATGGCAAAATCACTCAAACCAGAAATTGTTGGCGTGGCTAATTCTGAAGTGGTCAATAGAAGCGTGCGCTTAAAAGCTTTAGATGTTGGTGAAAAAGATATTTCTCTCCTGGTAGTCATAAGTGCTACCGACACCAGAAAACCCGTTACTCAAGCTAACATCCCTGACAAACAATCAATATCATTAACTAAACAGCAAATTGTGAACAAATATTGTGCACCATTCGGGTATGGCAATTGGTACTTTGATGCCTTCAAACAGCGGGGTGTAAAACTGCATTATTACTTTTACTCGGCAGTAGACACCCCGTTATTTACATTCACGGTAAATAAATCTGATTGCGATTAACGCATACCGGGGTCTACCTGGTTAATCAGCGGAGCAACCCAGAACAGGTTATTACCGGGTAACAGCGTACGTACGCTATGTAGCACACGGTCGCCAGCGTCGCCATTCAGCACGCCGGCGGTCACATCGGTAACCGTATCCAGCAGGCCGAAAGTTGGCCCCAGCGCAGAACCAATAAAGCCACGACTGGCATAACGGGATTGCGTACCGGTGCCGAGCAATGGCCCTAGCCCAATCATCCCGCCGGATGCCTTCTCCGCCATGTTGTTATATTCCATCAGCGGGCCGAGGATACCCGAACGGTCGATGCCTTCGAGTACCATCTTCTGCGGGGTCAAATCCACTTCCCGGCCATTAGCCGCCTGCTTAAGCGCATAAGTCAAAGAGCCCAGGCCAATCTGGAAGGCGGTGCCGTAATAGAACTGCGCGGTACCTTCCTGCAGGCCGCCCAACGTCGCGCGGTTATAGGATGCCGTAGCAAAAGACTTAAACTGGAATACAGTTTTCCCCAGAGGGGTACTGGCCCATAGAGGCGTATCACCGATCCCCGGAGTGATAACGGTATTGTTTACATCCTTCAGCACAGCAGATTGCAGCAGGCCAGCGGCGTACTGGTCATCCCATTTTTCGAAATTGCCGATATGCCAGCCCTGAATGACTTCGCCGTGCTTATGAAATTCTCGCTGGATGCGTTCGGCCATTTTCTCATTGATACCGAGTTTTGCCAGGCGCTTCGTAGGGAACGCGCCGGACAGAATACCGTCGGACGTGATCATGCCATTCACCGATTTGTTCATATCGTCAAAGTGGCCCATCATGGTCAACTTACCGAACACATCGGTAATACGTTCCATGCCAGCTTCTGCAGCTGTCGTACGCGAAGAGCTATCGACCAGATCTCCCATCGTACGCGCACGCGTATGCAGTATGGTTTCCAGCCCAACGGCCATTTTCTTCTGCTCCGCCCGGCTGGCGAGATAAGCCGGCGAGCGGGTGATCAGCGCGCCATATCCACGCATGGTATTGCTGAAGCCGTTAACCATCATGCCGCGCGCCAGATCAGGGATAGCGGATACCGTCATGCCACCGAGTTTCGTTACAAAGTTGGCGCTACGCAGGAAAGCACCGGCGCGAACGAAAAATGATGATGGGTCATCTGGCATACCGTAGGTACCAACGAGGCGATCGCGAAGCGCCAGAATATCGCGCAGGTCGGCTTCGCGCGCCTTCGCCAGCTTTTCCTGCTCTGCCGGGCGTAAACGCATCAGCGCGTCGTATTCGTCCTGGATGGCGGCGAGCTGCGAATCCAGTGACTTGTTACCAAAGGTGCGGGTTAATTCGATTTCTGCTGAAGCTTCGCGGATATGACGCTGCAGGACGTAGTTAGCGTCGCTCTCCAGATAATCTTTCATCAGTCGATCGGGAACGCTCAACGTACGCGATTTGGTGCTACCCGGCGCTTTCACCATAAAGACGTTGGCGAATTCCTGCGGAATTTTTGCCCCGACGATACGGTTAATCGTGGTATCGGCGGCGATTTCGGCATCTTCGCGGGACATGGTTTTTTCGCCGCGTGACCACCAGTCAACCAGCATGTTGCGGAATTTATCGCGCTCGCTAACGATTTTCCCTACCTTGTACACGCGCGGGAAATAGCTGGTCTGTCCCATTGCTTTCAGTTCGGCATCCGGCGGAAGCAAGCCCAGTTCCTGCTGTGCCGTCTTCACGCGGTTAATGACTGTACGCATTGCCTGCGCCGCTTCCTGCACTTTCGTATTAACGTGCACGTCGCCGTTGCGTAGCGCCTCGCCAACCTGTTCACGGAAAGCCGTATAGCCCAGATCGCCGCCTTCAGCTTTATACTGAGTGTATGCCTGCTTGTTCGCGGTAACGACGGCCGCCTCTTCGCGACGCCAGCCACGTACGCGCGTCTCAGCTGCTACTGGCGTTTCAATACCGCGCAGGTTGCCTTCCAGGGTAAAGTTATTCTCTGCCAGTTCCAGCGCTGTCCGGCGCGCTTCTTTTGATGGGGATTCCATCAGGCGGGTGATCGGCGTCAGATAGCTACCGGCTTTTTTAGCCAGCTTGCCGAGGGGGCCGCCAGACACTGGCGTGAGATCTTCCAGTGTAGCTTCGCGAATACGCATAGCACCGACGCTGCCACCGTTCGGTAAAGTATCCGCCAGGGCGTCGGCTGCGTTGTTAATCGTTGGCGAGGCGTTCATATTATCGAGCGCCTCCGCCACTTCACGGGTGGCCGCATTTCTTACCGAGGGGGTGATCATCGCGCCAGCGGTAGCAAATACACCGCTGAGAAGTGCGCCGGCGGTGATATGCGCCGCGCTTTCTCTGCCTGTTCTGGTGTACTGCTGTTGGTTGAGCGCAACTTCGCTAATTGTGGTACCAGCGGCGCCAATCGCGACCTGCGAACCGATACGTGCAGCAAGGGTGCCCTGCGCGCCGGGGATAAACATTGATGCGACTGTGACGGGGTCGATAACCCCGGCGGCTATACTGGCTAAAGTTCCTTCAGCACCTGCTTCAGACAATACACGGCGGTCTTCGTTTTCATCGTCTATCTGGTTTTTAATCCAAGCGGTTTCCTCTGGGGATTTTGAATCAGCGAAAGCAGATCCCCATTGTTCGTACCCCTTTAGTTCGCTTTTATCAGAATAAGGGTTATACCCCTCCGCCGGCTCGAACTGTTTAGCCGGGCGGAACATTCCGGCCAGCAGGTTATTCTGACGAAATGCAGCCCCCCATACCGATGGCTGTGGCTTCTGTGGTTCCGGGTTAGTTCCTTCAGGCAGAGATACATCAAAGCCAGTCGGTGCAGGAAGAGCATTATCCATTACGCTTAGCGGTTCGTCAGATTGCGGATAGATAGGCATTATTCATTGCTCCATGAAAAGTAGTTTTTAACCCGGTTCATACGGTCATCGTGCAAACGCTGATATTGTTCATCGAGTGCGCGATGTTTCGCCTTAAATCCGCGTATATCTTTCCCGCGTGATATTTCCTCTTCGCCTTGCCGCTCCCGCTCCTGCTGCATTTTTTTATACGGTTCCCAGTCTTCCAATGACGGTTTCCAACGCATGAGGCGCCCAAATTTATCGTAAAATGGCTGTACGCTCTCGTTACCATCTTTATCTTTCATGCGTACCATAATGGCGTAATCACCGTTACGCGTGGTTAAAACGTCAGGGGTAATTTCCAGTTCACCACCGATTCGGGATTCAGGTGTATTTGATGTAATAACAGGGGCAGAACCTGATGTAATTCCAAGTTGGGTCGGACTGGTTTCAATTTTTTCTCCACGTTCGCCATAAGTCAGACGCTCTTTTTCTTCTTTCCACTGCGCAGCCTGCCAACCAGACGGCCCGTAGTTATAGAGCGCTTCAGGCGCGTATTTCATAAACTGGGTGCTGCCATTTACATCGCTAAGACTCCAGGTACGGGCGATCTGGGTATTGGTCATCTTTTTGGCAACATCGGCATTACCACCCGAGTTGCGATAATTGATGTCATAAAGTGACTGGTAGTCGTTACGGAAATTGACGGCGTTAAGATTCTGGTCATCCGCTGCGGGACCGCCAAAGCTGTACCATGGTTTCATGCTGCTGACTGCGGAATCCATCGCACTGGCACGCTCTTTTTTGTATTCCTTCGTGCTCTGCGTAGAAGACAATTGCGATTTCAGGGCGTCAGTCTGGTTATAAGTAACGTTCTGCGCCTGCTTCACCGCTTCGCCTGACGCCATACCGGAATCGGTAAGCTGTTTAACGGTCAGGTAAAAGCTTTGCATATCCTTTGGCATATCGCCCACTGAGGCAGGATCAGTATCGTACAGAGCGTTAAATAAGGTCGAGCCCTGCTTCACTACGTCAGGACTGCTGGAACGGGCAATCGCATTCAGTTGTGATGTAACTTGCGATGGAATAATGCCCGTCTGGTTAACCTGCTGCACGATAGCGTCGTGAGTGGTGGCGTCGTTAATGCGGAAGTTAAGCGCCGATGGCGTATTGTCCGCCGCCTTCTGCATGGATTTGTTGCTCGGGTCGAGTTTCTCACCGGAGATAAGCGCGTCGTTAAAGCGGGCGGAATCACGCTGCGCCTGAATATTGGCGTTGCTCTTCTGCACCAGTGCACTAAGTTTGCCGTACGCATCGAGTTTCAGCGCATAATCCGGGTCGTTTGCCTGCGGCTTAACTTTCGCCAGTTCGGCCTGCTGTTCTGCAGGGGTGACGTACTGGATAGCCTGGAAGGTTCTGGCGTTATCGATCGCGATATCCAACTGCTTGACTGCTGTCTGCCCCTGCTCACCGTACGCAAACAAAATGGTGGAGGCGTTTGGCATAGCATCCGGCACCTCGCCGTTGTACAGCTGCGCCATCGTATTATTGAGAATCGGGTCAATCTGCTGGCGCAGCGCCGTACGCTGCTGGCGGATCTGCGATTCGGCGATATTGTCGATTTTGTTTACTGCTACCGGGTCGAGACCAGTTTTATTTTTGTTGTAGCGGGACAGCCAACCACGTGTTTCGGCTGGCAGCTGCTTAACGAAATCCGCCATTGAGATTTCGCCTTTACGCGGGTCGCCGACTTTAGCGATCAGCTTATCAACGTTACCCATACCCCAGTTATATGCAGCGCCGGCCAACGTTTCAGACTGATATTTTTTACTGAGCTGCCCGGCATAATCGCGCGCCAGTTGCGCATGCTGCACAGGGTCGTCCGGGTTGTACTCTACGCCACGTTTAGACGCCAGTTCTTTCCCGGTGTCAGGCATCAACTGGAATTCACCCTGCGCGCCCGCGGGTGATGTAACAAGGCTACCGTCTGCATTGCGGTGCTTACCGCCGGATTCCACCAGACCAACGGCGCGCATATCAAGTTCGCCAGTGCTGCTGTTGACTAGCGTAAAATCGCCATTAAGCCAGCCGGTTGGATTGGTTACCGCGTAATTCTGTGCGCGCTGCTCCAGCGCTTTTTGGTTCGCTTCTGAGACCGCGCCGTCAATGCGTTCCTGCGACCAGCCGCGCGCCTGGCCATACATCTCGATCGAGTGTTTACGGGCGCTGCGTATCAGCCCCGCCTGCATCGGGTTATCGTAGGCGCTGGCCTCTTGTTCAACTGAAGAGGTCACCGTCGCGTTAAGCTGCTGGCGCTGGGCTTCCTCGGTTTGTGCTCGTTCAAAACCGCTATAGGTGCTCGTCCGGCGTACCTGCCCCGCTTTCCACTGTGCATCAAAATAGTTTAACTGGCTGGGCGGGACGCGCTTGCGCGCTTCTTCATAATCACCAGCGTCGGCCTTATCCATATCAGTGACAACGCCGGACGATTTAAAGCCCTGACGCGTGACCGTGGCGCCCGTCTCCGGGTTTTCCCAGCGGTCATTAGATTTAGCTTCCAGATCGGTCAGGATAGCCTGCGTGGCCGCTACGTCGGCTTTATCCTGATCACGCTGCACCTGCTCTGCTACCTGCCCCGCAGCAGCGCCAAAACCGGATACTGCATTACCCACAGCGCCCACATTGCTTACCGCAACGCGTGTAGGTTGTACTTGCGGCGTTACATTGCCAAAATTACCCGTTGGAATTCTCACGTTTATTACTCCGCATATAATCCGTATTTGCCAGTTTTAGCCTTTTGCCAGCCGCTATACGCCGTTCCGCCGGCGCTTAATAGCGAACTGCCGGCGCTGATGTTTCCAGCCGTCGCCGCATTCCTGCCACTGATGCGATCGGCCTGCGCCTGCGCCTGTAGACGGTTAGACGAATTCACGCCATTAAGGATCGTCTGGTAGGCGTCCTGTTCCGCGTCTTCGGTAATGCCAGAAGTGATACGCAGTGCGGTACCTTCGCCAGTTTCGACACCCGACGCCGCCAGCGAAGCGTTGGCCGCTGCGGCCTGTTCTCGCCCGGCTTTACGGATACGGTCGGCTTCCACCCTTGCGGCTTTCTGGCTCGCCTCTGCATCGGCTTCCGCCTGAGCGGCCTGATAGTTCGCCATTTTTTTCTGCTGCTGCCCGCTATACGCTGCGCCACCAGCGGCAAGCACAGTGGACGCCACCAGGGCAATTTCTACGCCAGTGCACATCGTTAAACCTCCATCGAATAAAGCAGGCCTGTTTGCTGCAGGCCGAGACGCGAATACAACTGGCCAGTGCGTTCTGCGTGCACGCCAGTGGTGATCCCCATATTGATAACGGCGGCGCCGTGCTCTTTTGACCAGTCGATAAACGCGCGGGCCAGTCTCGGGCCGGCACTGCCGCCGCGATGTTCTGGCGCGACAAATAAGCCATACTCGAAGGCCATCAACTGGCGGGAAAAAAATTGCTCGGCAACACCGCCGCCAAGCCAGCCGATCACCTGCCCGTCTTTTTCAGCGACCAGTACACAACCAGACGGCGAATAAATCAGGCTCTGCGCCAGCTCTGCGCATTTATCCGCATCAAACGGCGAGTTTTGCGAGTAACGGGACTCGAGATACATCCGGGTTCCCAGCTCGATAAGCGCCGGAATATCTCCGGCTGTGGCGTTACGAATCATCATTAGCCCCCGTTGCTGGTAAATACGATGACAATGGCGAGAAGGTGGAACGGCAGCGGCTGGCGCTGCTGAATAGTCAGCGTGTCTTCTCCGCGCTCCCAGCCTAGTTTTCCCCAGTAGTGATCGCCGGTGAACAACGGCGCCGGCTGGTTGAGGATTTTTGGCCCGAACGTGCGGAACGGGATCACCTGGCCGTTGCACTCGGCGCCAGTGGTTTGGAGGAAACGCATAGTGACTTCACTGGTGCGCTTGCGGGTATTCTGTGTGGTACCTTCTGATGTAGCGACTTCAGGCGTCAGCGTGGTAATGGTCGTTTCGAAGTGCAGGCCGATTTCGACTTTGTAGGCTTTACGCGATAACGTGATTTGGCCGGATGATACGACCGCCTGCGGCATCACAGAGCCATCAGCGACAATATCGACGGTCTCGCCTTCGAGGTGCGACAGGCCGCCCCATGTCGTTGCGCCAGTATCGCTGGAACCCGTCACGGCTGCATCGGTGTACAGGGCGTTACTGAACATTTCGACATAGCGAACGGTCTGGCCGTTGACCGTACGGCGCACAATGGCGTACACCACATCGTCAGTCGCTGAGGGAATAGTCGCTACGGACTCAAACGCACCACTGGTGATCTGTCGTGACCACGCGACAACGTTCTGCGCCCGGTCGATAGCCATCGTTACCATTACGCCATCATTGCGAACCAGCCAGGTAAACGCATCAGGTTGTTGCTGATACGCCATATCGATCACACCACCTTCTGTGATGTGTTCCGCCAGTACGGTCATATCGTTGGCCGAGTAGGCTACATAACTGTCGGGGTCATAGGCGACAGCGTAGAGCTTACGGCCAGAACGCTGGACGAACATAATTTCGGTACCGACGCGCACAGGGCGGATCCCGTTGCATCCGTACGGGCTGGGATTTTTTACCGAAATATTGGTAGGCGTAATCGCCGCATCGTTGCCGGCGGTGATGGTGAACTCGCCGCCGTACGTCAGCGCAATTAGCGTATTCATCTGCGCGAGGTGCACAATCGGGTTGAGCTGGTCAGAAGACAGCGTAAAGCTGATCGCGTCGTCGTCGTCCGTTCCCAGCTCGAAAGACAGGTATACACCGGACTCACTCCACCAGATGGTTTGCGGATACCGCGGCGAACCGGCCAGAACCAACCGCTGCTGGTAAAGCGTTACCGCACCCGGGTATCCAAATTCATCAGTCCAGACGGAATCCTCGCGAGTCCAGGCACCCGGCGATGCCGCCTGCGTTGCGCTTAAATCGGTGCGAATGGTACCGACGGCAACCTGTGCACTGGTCACGCTCTTAATCAGCACCAGACCGCTGTTAATCCTGACGTACGAGCCAACATCTTCAGGCACCCAACCATCTCCAGTAAACGGCGGCGGGTCTTCGCTACCTTCTGGCGGTTCGTCATCGCTCAGGGTCAACGTGATTTCAGAGCCGACGAATTCTTTCACCGATGGCTTACACCATTTCTGCGGCGTGTCGCGCACTTCGTCGAAGGGTTCAACGATAAACGGCGCCGGTTCCAGCACCCAATCAGTTTGCCCGCGTCGCTGCAGGCGATACGGTTTAACGTCCTGATGCACCAGAAACATGGTATCAGCGCCCTGAACGTAATTTACCGATGGCAACATGTCAGAGGTGTACGGGCTGGCGATTTCGTACGGCGTGTTGTCGTCGTTCACCAGCTGCTTACCATCCTGGTAAATTCGCAGATAGCCGTCGCCAAACTCCAGAATGTACGCCTGCGTGCGGTTGAAAACGTACGGAATGAGACGGGATTTTTTATCGCCGTATTTTGTGGCCGCTACGAACTGCGAGCCGGGGCGGCGCATTACCCCGCCCTGTACCACGACCACACTATTTTCCAGCGTCTTCGCACCATTCGCATAGCGATCGATATCAACGCGCCCCATAAGACGCGGGGAAATTTCGCCGGCGGTGAAGTTGGTTTTAATCAGATTGGCGCGCATGTCAGAACCTCGATTCGTACGTTGGATAACCGCCAAGCTCTTCCGGTGGGTCTTCCTGACCATCCACCGCCTTCGCCTGCTTCAGCAGTACCAGCGATTCCTGGGCGAGACTGTCGCGCAGACTGGTAGAGCCGGTGACGGCATAGGCCATCTTTGCCTGCATCATCATTTCAGCCACATCAACGAGTGCAGCATCCCAGGTGGATTCGTCTTCGTTTCGGAATACATAACGCAGCTTCAGTACCTGCACGTTCGCCAGCAGCCTGTTTCCTTCGACGCGGTACGGAATATCGTCGCAAGGTTCACCGACGGACAGAACGCGAAGAAGATCACCGGGGAGTGCAAACTGAAAACGGAAACCGAATACCGGCGCTGTACTGACAGGAGAGAGAACCACACGTTTTACAACGCAGTTCCACGGATGCGCGCGCAGCAGCTTATTGCGTACAGTGGGATAAAGGTTTGAGCACAGGCGGGCGTGATCGGTGTTTTCGTCGAAACTGTTAATCGGGTGAGCACCGAGCGCCAGCAGTGCGTTAGAGCAGATAGAAATACTGTCAGCCATAGCCTTACCTCAGATGAAAAAAGGCCGGGAGATATCCCCCGGCAAAGGCACCAGCGGCTTTATGCTACGAAATCGATGGCGACGACTTTGTTTTCCGCTGCGCGGCCTGCGCCATAGGACGCATCGACGGAAATCTGAATGGTGTTGTTTTTATCGCGGCGCGGGCCGATATCGACGTTGTACTCTTCGCCGGTACCGAAATGCACAGCCGTTTTACACCAGGCAACTGCGGTTTTGGTGGTAACAGCTGGATCACCTGCTTCAGCAGAATCCAGTTTTTCATATGCCAGCCACTTAAAGCCCAGCCAGTTACCAGACACTGCGCCTTCCTGCAGCATTTTCACCGCCATAAAGTCGGCGCTGGTCAGCGTGGTATCGCTGAGGATTTGGGTCAGCATGTCGGCATTGTAGGTGATATACAGCTCTTCACCGTTCTGCTCGTCACACTCGTTACGGCGGAACATGGCTTTCGCGGCGATCAGCTTCGCTTTGGTCATCCCGGTTCCGCCGGCGACAATTTTCTGCGATGCCGGAAGCGCAACCGGAGCGTACGCACCAGTGTTGGAGGTTTTGCGCAGAACGGTATCGAGCAGTGCACGATAGATAACGTCGTCTTTTTTGCGGTTGGATGCGGCCAGCGTCAGCTGCAAATACGGCCCCTGCGGGTCAGCCAGCAGTTTGCGCAGGTCGCGCTTTTCCACCGGCACGAATACGCCATAGTCAGCCATCAGCGCATTACGGGTGCCGGCATCAGGCAGATCCCAGACGGTATCACCGAAACGCTCGGTGATCTGGGTCATTTCGATGGTACCCATATCGTTGATGGTGAACGACGCACCGGTAATGTTGCCACGGTCGAAAACAGCAGCTTGCAGGCGGGAATCCTTCTGCTGTGCAGCAATTTCGAAAGAATCATGGAACTGCTGGATAAACGCAGCGGTGATCATGTTCTTAGCGGTATCAAATGACATAACAATCACTCCAGAAAGTATCGCCTGCGGGGTATCGGTTTCCCGGCCCAAATCAGCACAATGCGGTTGGCGCTGGCGCATTGCGGGAAAATCAGGTATCCGGCGTCCCCGCCGGGCTGGTTGTGGAGTGATTGTTAGCGAGGTGCGCGGTCGGAATCCCGACCAAATAAAAAAGCCAGCGGGTTAGGCTGGCTTCGATTGGTATATCGTGACATGTCACGCTACGGTTTGATCGCCGTAACGCTTCTGGTAGTACGCTTTAACCTGTGCAGATACGCGTTCATGGTCGGTATGCTTCGGATTCATGTACGCTTCGGACTTCATCAGGTCGCGGATAGTCTGCTGCTCTGCCGGGTTGCTGTCGGCGCCTGCCGGTGCGTCCTCCTGCATTTCCGCACCGATTTTCGCCAGCATGCGGATCACCATCGGGTTATTGCCGATTTCATCGATGCGGCCGCGGTCGCCTTCATCGGTCAGGGAATTGAACGCACGGAATGCCAGGCCGATATTCTTGTTAAATTCCGCGTCAGTCTTCCAGACTTCGCGCAGCTGCGTGGTAGCGGATTCAGCATCAAGTTCCGCAGCACCGTTAACCAGCGACGGGGCGATTTGTGCATACTCGCTGATGATGAAACTCATCTGGTCGTTGGTGATCCCCTTGCCGTGCGCCGATTTCATAAACGACTGCATGCGCGGGTCAGCTTTGAATTCTTCCCAGTTGAAGCCTTCGGCCTTTACCTCTGGGGCGTAGTCATCAGCAGTTTTTGGCGGCGTGCCGACGCTACCAAGGCGCTTTTCAAGCGACGTGTGAGCATCCGCCAGTTTGCGGGCAGAGCCTTCAATGTCGAGTTTTCCACCTTCGCCCATAACGCGGTATTTTTCAGGTATCCAGTCATTCGCGCCCGGTTCGCCAGCGCCGGTGCTGAGTAGTGAATTACCAGCAGGATTACCAGCGCCCGGATTTTCAGCACCACCGCCATTTCCACCATCATTGCCCCCTGTGCTGCCTGCTGGCGCTTCGGCGCCCTGCTCGGCGTTCATGAATAAGTGTTTAATCTTCCACATCGTCGTTTACTCCATCTGCACGGTTGATTTGCATCAGAATGAAATCGAGCACGGCACGTTGTCCGGCCCGGTAACAGGTTTCGCGGTCGCCCTCGGTGCCGCCGGGGACATACGCCGCGCGCCCGAATCGGCGCGTTAATTCATCCAGCACCTGCGGCCCGCCAGGCATTTCCTCGAAAATGCGTTTGTAGTCCGCCGGTGATGCTTGTTTAGTAGCCATTAGCCCCCCGCTACTCGTTGGCCCAGCGCTACGCCCACCTGCTGCCCTGCTGTGGTTGCTGCTTCACTACCCGCCTGCATCATCAGTGCCTGCCCTGCTTGTTGCTGCTGGCGCTGCTGGCGCTGCTGGCGAAGTTGCTCGACGGCATCAGACGAGCGAATGACTTTCGCCGGTACGCCCAGCGCATCCGCTATCACGCGTGTTGCTTCGTCGGTGTCTACGAGGTCGGTCACATCGGGTGATACCTGCGCCAGATTCGCCACGTTCGCGCCAAGGCGTTCAATGGCGGTGACGTTCTCCAGCTGCTGCGCGCGGGCAAGAGGCGAGATATAGCGCACGTTGAAATTGGCGTTTTGCAGACTTTCCGGTGCTGGCGGGAATACACCGGCGCGGAATGCCAGGCCGAAACAGCGCTCTACCAGCGGTTGCAGGTATTCAGCCTGGAAGCGGCCATAGACCGGGCCGAGCAGCTGGCGGATCAGCGCCACACGCACATGCACTTCGGTTGCGGTCATCGCCGGGCCGTCCTGCGGTTGCAGCTGATCGGCCATCATGATTTTGCGGATAGACGCCTGCAGGCGTTCTTCTGCGGTAAAGGCCACGTTGAAATCGGCGCCGGTGAGCAACGGTTTCATGCTGTCTACGCTGTTCGCCACGATGATGCGGCGCGGGCCCACCTTGACCGTGCGCGGGTTGAGCACGCCGTCATCTTCCGCAATCCACATCCCGGCGATCGCCAGATCCTGCGCGGCCTTCTCCATGCGCTTCGTTTCGTTCAGCTCTTTGCAGTCCGGCAGCGCGTCGTATACCGGGCCGATGCCGTACGGCGTGCCGGGTATTTTCATCCAGCGCGGTACGCAGCAGGGGAATTCGTGATAGCCAGATTCACGCACAATGAGCTTGCCGCTCACTTCCACGTTGTACGATGCAAAGCGCAGGTTTTTAGCCAGGCGCGCATTCACCACGTAGTTTTCCCGCGGGAAAATGCAGTGCAGGAATTCGAATTTGTCATCCGGCTTTTTGGCGGCCGCATCGCTAATTTTTTTGCTGACCTTATCCGCACCGAATTCTTTAATCGCCTGCTCCGCGGTGAGTTGGTAACGGCGATAAATCGTGTCCACAATGCCATCGCGGCGGGTGGATGTGACGTAGCACTGCGCCAGTGGCCATTGCTGGAACGAGAATCCGCCCTCTTCGCGGTCTTCGTCGATGTACAGCGCAAACCAGCCAGCGCATACCACATCGAGATTCGCCTCGTAGCCTTCGGCGTCGAAGTTGGCGGCGTGGATGTTTTCCCATACCAGCGTTGCGCAGGTGGACAACCACGCGGCGGCATCATCCGGCAGCGATTCGCTGTCGAGGTTCAGCCACTGTGCGTTTGCCGGCGTCATGCCGGACATGAGAGCAGACGCCAGCATGCGGGCGCTGTCGGTGGCCGTGCCGTCAAGCAGCCGTGCCACCTTCGATTTTGCGCTCTGTGCGTCCAGCACCTCATCGGATAGCCCCGCGCCGCGCAGCGGATAGGTGTAGTCGTAGCATTCCCGCCAGACGCTTTCGTGCACCTGTCGGTTGGCTTTCAGCGTATCAGCACGCTTAACCAGCTTTACGGCGAGTTCATCCATCGATTATGCCCCTAAGGTGTTTTTTGCTGCCTGAGCGCCGGAGGAAAGCAGGGATGAACCTGTATCCGTTGCGCCTTCGGCACCGCTCGCCAGTAACGAGGAACCTTTCTTGCGCTTCTTACGCGCTGCGGCGTCGGCGTTCGCGGCCTTCGCTGCTGCGTCGGCTGCTGCATCTGCCTCAGCCTGCGGATCCTGCTGTACGACTTTCGGTGCACTTCCACCACACATAGCAATCTCCTTAGCCTGGAACATGCCAGCCGTGTTCGGTTAATACAGGTGCGCCGCGTACCGGCTGCGGCTTGCCCTCTTCATTCGTCACCATTGCACCAGCGCTGCCGTTGGTGGCGTCAGTGGCTTTGCGTACGAGGGTGAGGAATTCGAGGTTATCGGTAAGGTTCTGGTCAGTCAGATCCGTAAAGCCCAGCTCTTCGAAGCGGGCAACGATGGTGGCGCCTTGCGCATTGAGCGTGGCGAGGATGGCGTTGCGCTCGGCCAGCGCCGTAGCGCCCAGCAGCGTCGCCACGTTCTGCCGCACCGTCGGTTCGGTAGTTTCAGCGTTCAGCGCTGCGCCGGTGGTGTCCTGCGGCTGCGTTGTCTCCTGCCCCGGTGTCTCGATGGTTTTCTTCTGTCGTGCCATTGTGGTGGCTCCTGTGGAACGTGGAGCCTAGAGTGTGCGCGGGGGTGTTGGTCGGAATCCTGACCAAATGGATAATTTGTTAAAAAACGGCCCGATTTAACATAATGACCGTTACCCGCACCACGCGATCGGCACTCGTTACTGATTTAGCGTGAAGGGGTTATTTGTTGCGGTTTGCTGGCGGGAAAGTGTGAAAATAGACTGCATAAATCGTGCATAAAACAGGGCGGTTTTTGCATAGTGTTTTTAGTCGGTGAACGCCCTGTTTTTGCAAGTTTTCATGTTCACATGCGCTTTGTGCGCCAGGCGTAAACGAATCGCCGTGATGTGACCTGCGCCGGCAGCTCGGAGCGCGGGCGCTGTGTGACGTAACACCAGAAGTCTATCAGCGCTTCGCCCGTGTGGTGGTTCGGTGCGGCGCCCTGCTTCCAGCCGATGATAGCAGACTTCGATACGTCCAGCTCGCGGGCTATCTCCTGCAGCGGTATCCCCGTTCTGGTTATGTCGCTGATAACGCGGAACCAGTCTGTTTTAAATGTGGCGACGACTGGCATAGGCCACCTCGCAAAACGCGCGCGCACGCGAGCATAGAGAGCGGTTTTGTTGAGAATTCGGCGCCGCTGAATCGCCGTTGTGGAAAGCTTCAGGTGATTTCATATCGTTACCCGCAATAAATTACATGTTTGGCCTGTCCCAGCCTGTCCCAGCCTGTCCCATCTGTTTTCTAACCTTTCCCCCAATCGACTTATATATATATATGGGGTTCTTAGTAATAGGGTTGGGACAGTTGGGACAGTTGGGGCTTATTAACAAAATCAGTCAGTTAAAGTGTCCCAACCTACCGCTATGAGGTTGGGACAGGTTGGGACAATGGCTCGAAAATCCTCATTTTTTTCCCGTCAACACGTCGTTGAACGCGCTTATATCCGCAATTTTGCAAAACATTACTAATTCGCATTTCTTCGCGTTTTCCGATGTGGCGCGGGTCTAGCCCGATTGCATCGCGCAACACGTCGCTAGCGCGTAAAAATTCGCAATTTCGCGGAATGTCATTGGTCATCAGGTCAGGTGTATCGAGCCATTTCTCGACCGTCTCGAGCCACGCGTCCTTAATGGTGTACTGCTCATGGACACTCGCGCCGAGGCGTTCAGCATCGCGGAACTGGATACCGCCGAGGCGCTTAAACGTCTCGCGGGCTTCCGCCCAAAGCAGCAGCAGGTCGCGCTTAATGGCCTGCACATCGACGCTGGAGACCTCTACGGGCAACCACCGGCGGTTACCGGTTTTATCCGCGAGGAACTCGTCTTCGTTGGTGGTACCGATGAACACCAGGCGACGCGGGAACTGTGTAGCGAACTCCCGGTATTTGGGGATCCAGTTCTCATGCGTACGCGTCACAAATGCCTTGATGGATTCCAGCTCTTTGGTGTTAAGGCCGCGCAGCTCGCCAATCTCGGCGACCAGTCGCCCGCGCATCTTGCGCGCGAGGTCGTCGTCTTTCTCAGCGAACGATATCTCTGTGAAGAAAGCAGGATCGGGGCTGAGCGCCTCAACACCCGAGGACTTGCCGCAGCCCTGCCGGCCGACGAGAATAGGCACCATGTCGGCTTTGATGCCGGGCTCCAGCACCCTGCCCGCCAGCGCCGTCCACATGTACATGGACACCGCGCGGGTGTATGGCGTATCGGCGGTACCGAAGTGGGTATGGTAGAAATGTTCGATGCGCGGTACGCCATCCCATTCCAGCCCGTTCAGCCAGGTGGTCGCAGAATCGAAAGGCTGTTCGTCAGCGGCCAGCAGCACCACGTCGCGGATAAGCTCGCGCCCTACTGCTTTAAAGCCGCGTTTCTCCATCGTGATACGCAGGCGCGCGTAATCAGGATCGGTGAACGCCTGCCACTGGCCGGAGCCCGCCGGCGCGAACATGATTTCGTCGCGGAACTGGTCAAAGCGAATATCGATATCCACGAAGTCAGGACGCACAACCGCCTTCGCCGCGTTGCTGATGGTGGCCTCGATGCGCCCCCATTTATCACGCTCGAACGCCGGCAGCGGTAACGGCTCGGCCACTTCGGTGCTGGTGAGGTCTTCGAAATCGTCGGTGCGAATGCCGATAGCATTCAGGTAATCCCCATCATTGCGGTGGGCGCAGCTGGCGTGCAGACACTTGAAATGGCCGAGGTCAAAGCCAGCGGTACCCGCCGGGAAGTAAACCGTACTGGTCGGGTCGCCGCCGGTGCTGTGTCCGTCCTCGAACGGGCAGCGGATATAACGCTCGCCGTTGGTACCATCCAGCAGAGTCCAGCCGTTGGCGTCCAGATATTCCGCCGTTTCGTCGGTGGCGCCGGGTGTAAAGGTTGAGCGGTCGCGCATCTTACTGCTGCCCGCTTCGGTGGTGACCGACACAGGGAGCACGTCGGCCAGCTGCTGCCACAGCGTTTCGAGCTGGTCAGTCGTCACCGCCGGCGGGTCATCCGGCAGCTCGTTATCCCATTCGATACGGGCTCCGCTGCTGTGTGTGCCGCAGGCAACGAATTGTTGGCCGTTGGCCAGCAGCTCGATAATGCCGAGTTCACCCTCAAGGCGGTGAATGCGTTTGCGGAAGTCACCTTCCACGCCCAGCAGGTACAGGCATTTGTTGCTGTTCGCTCTCCGGCGCCGCGGCGGAACGACGCCCAGCAGCTGCGCGAGCAGGTCGCGGATCTTTTGCTGCACGTCGACGTCTTCGCTGTCGCAGTCCAGCGCCAGCCAGCCGTTACCCGTACGAACGCAAATCCCGTAATCAGGCTCCTTTGACCAGCGCGCAAAGTCATGTTCAGTCACAACATGCTCTGTCCAGTCTTTGATACCAGTTGCCAGGCGGTCGCGGTTATACAGGCTCGGCGTTTTGCCCAGCGCTTTCAGTTTACTGTTGGGGGAAATGGCGGCGTTCGGATTGCACACGACCGGCAGCAGCTGGTCGGTACGGCCCAGCACCAGATCGAAGTGGAACCATTCATCAGGCGTCGCCCCCCAGTTCTTAATCTCTGGCATGGGTTACGCCTTATTGTCGGTAGGTTGGCCGTGGAGAAGCCAGTTAGGGTCACATTGAAGCGCTGCGGAGATCTCCAGCAAATAACGAGGGCGGGAGATTACCCCACTCTCTATTCTGTTAATCGCCTGCTGGCTAACCCCGGTGAGTTCAGCCAATGCGACTTGTGTCATGTTGAGCTCTTTACGTCGCTCTTTTACTCGAGTTGCCAGGGTCATAGTTGTCACCTCTTACAATTTTAGTAGTATTTAGCAACAACTAATGATGTTTGTCAAATACAACAAAAATTGTATTTAATAAAAGGAGGTCATAATTTCAACTCTTATAAGGTATTAAAAATGTCTCTCGCAGCACGCTTCAAAGCCCGCCGTATCGAACTTGGAATGACTCAAACAGAAGTCGCAAACGTAGCTGGAGTAAGCCAGCAATCAATCGAGTCCATCGAGAGCGGGAGAACGCGAAAACCGAGAAACGTACTGGAGTTGGCAAAGGCGTTGAAATGCAGTCCAGACTGGTTGCTGAACGGTAAAAACATTATGCCACTGGCTGAGGTCAGCACTCGCCACATACCTATTCTCAGCTATGTACAGGCCGGGCAATGCACTGAAGCGAGGGACTACACCAACATGGAAGGCGAGTTCGAATACGTTCTCGCGGATGCTGATGTGCCGGAAACTTGCTTCGCCTTACGCATAGACGGCGACAGCATGCAGCCAGAATTTAAAGAGGGAGATATTGTTATCATCGACCCGGATCTGTGCCCTGCGCCAGGCGAATTCGTCGTTGCCAAAAATAACGGGCATGAAGCAACCTTTAAGAAATACCGCCCGTTAGGTATCGGGATAGAAGACTTCGAACTGGTACCGCTTAACCCTGATTATCCTGTATTACGCAGCGCGGAGCTGCCGTTACGCGTTATTGGCGTAATGATTGAGCACCGCATATACCGCCGTAAACGCTAATAAATCCCGCCACTTACGAGGGCGTAAAGCCCTCCACTTCACCTATCCGCAAAATTTTACCAACTAAATTTCATTAAATATCAATTAATTGGTATTTTTGCACCCCCAAATACCACATTTGTGGTTTACGAAATACAATTCAAATTGTACATTCACAGCAAATGAAGTACCGCTCTTTAACAAACAGAACCGCGTGACAGGCAAGCCGCTGTGCTCCTGGCAAAACGAAATAGCACCCGATGGGATCGAGGTAAGCGCCGAGTCCGTATGCGTACGGTAAGCGTAGAGGACGACACCACGGCGAGCTGACAAGTCACGCAAGTTGAAACGCCCCGATTATGGGGCGTGCAGTGAGCTTATATAGCGTCGTTTCGGCGCTTCATTAAGCCCATTGCATTGCTGTGTGTAGTCTTTGCCCGCTTCCCTGGCGGGCTCTTTTTTCCTGTCTGAAAGCGCATCCGCAAAGGTGCCATGCCCCGCCCGCCGGCACCGGGTGCGCTCCCATACACGAAAAGGAGCACTACCGATGAAACCTGAACACCTCCACCGGCTGACGGGGCGCGATGTGCTCCGCTGGCGCCGTAAACCTCAAATCGACTTTAACACCGGGCTGGCCATCTTTGTTGGCCTGAGCCTGACCGTAACTTTACTCCTTCTTATCGCGAGGGTCGCTTAATGCAAATAACAACGTATAAGGGCTTTAAACAAGACCTTACCTGCCGTGCCTTCCAGTTTGAGCTGGGTAAGACCTTCGAGCATAAGGGCAAAGTTGAGGCCTGCTCTTCGGGCTTCCATTCCTGCGAATACCCGCTGGATTGCTTCAGCTATTACCCGCCAGCAGAAAGCCGTTACGCCGAAGCAGTGGCAGACGGCCAGATCAGTAAAGAAAATGGCGGCGACAGCAAAATCGCCAGCGCCACAATCACCATCAAAGCTGAGCTATCCGTACACCAGCTGGTAACCCGTGCGATTGAATGGATCTGGAGCCGGGTTGATAAATCTTTAGAGCAGACGAACACCGGCAACCGCTCCGCCGCGAGCAACACCGGCTACTACTCCGCCGCAGAGGTGAGCGGATCCCACTCAGTAGCTGCGGCGTTCGGCATCGAGAGTAAAGCCCGCGCATCCGTTAACAGCGCCATCGTCCTTTGCTACCGCAACGATGAAGGTGAACTCATCCACATTCGCGCCAGCAAAGTTGGCGAGAACGACGTTAAACCCGATACCTGGTACACCCTGAACGCAGACGGCCAGTTTGTAGAAATTGAGGTATAAAACATGAGCTTAGAATCCAATCTCGAACTTAATAACCAGCTGCTGACCAAACAAAACGCCCTGCTTGAGCGCCTGTGCATAGCGCTGGCCTCTGGCGTGGCGATTAAAGCCGACACCGTGGCGCAGGTTCAGGAGTACCGCGAAACGGTCACCGAATCGAAAACCGCGCTGACGCTCGACGATCTGCAGTTCGGCGACGTTATCGCGCTGGCGGCGTTCTACCCGGTACCGCAGCAAATCACCGAAGAAATGCTGCAGCGCGCCGTCGCGTACCGCGACGCAACCGGTGAAGCACGCGTGGTGCAGATTGATGCGCTGGACAGTGCCCTGCAGGGTGTGAAGCGCGCTAAAGAGCTGCTGAAACCCGCCTTGCTGGACCTTTCCCGCAACATTCTTAAGTTCTGGGACGATCTGCCGACCATCGGCGAGCGCCGCAATTTTGCCGAACGCCTTCTCGATGCCGCACCCGGCGAACGTGGTGCAGTGACGCCGAAGAAAGCCAGCAACAAAGAGAAGAAAGAGCGCACAGGGCCTTTCTACTGGAAGCACCCGGAAAGCGGCGCAATAGGCAGCGTGGAAAACCTCGGCGCCCTGAATGAGCTACTGGAAGACGGTCTGACAGTGGAGATCAACAAAGTTGAATTCCTTCAGTTGCAGAAGGATATCGCTGAAAAATCAGAGGCAAAACCAGAAGCCGAAGAACCAGATTTTGACGCGCTGCGTAAACAGGCCGAAGAGTGCATTAAAACGCTGTGCAAAGGCGGTTATCGCGCTGAGGCCGTCGGCATCCTGGACAGCTTCGGCGCGAAAAAGCTGGGCGAAGTGGAAGACAAAGACCTCGCTGATCTGATCGCCAAAGCCGAAAAAGCTCTGGAGGGCTGATTCATGCCAGACGTTCACGCAAGATTATCACCATCATCAGCGCATCGGTGGATGCGCTGCCCCGGTAGCCTGGCGCTTGAGTCAACGCAGCCGGATAAAAGTTCGGCCTTCGCCGAGGAAGGCGCCCGAGCCCACGCGCTCGCCGAACAAATCTTAAATGCTCGCCTGTCCGGCTCCGAAGATACGATGTTTGCAGACGTTGAGATGTACGAATACGTGCTGCGATACGTCGATGCAGTCTGGACACTGGCCGAAGGTAATGAGCTAATGGTCGAGCAGCGCGTCGACTTCTCGCATATCGTCGGCGTGGAAAACTCCTTCGGTACCGCTGACGCCGTTGTTATCGTCGGCAACGAGCTGCAGATCCACGACCTGAAATACGGCCGCGGTGTGCAGGTCGATGCGGAGAACAACGAACAACTGCAGCTCTACGCCCTCGGCGCGCTGGAGCAGTTCAACCTGCTGTACGACTTCGACAGCGTGCGTTTGTTCATCCATCAGCCGCGGCTTAACCATGTTTCAGAGTGGGCGCTTTCGGTTGAAGAGCTGGAGGCGTTCGGCCAGCGGGCGCAGGAAGCAGCGGCAAACGTGATAGTGATGTTCAACATAGCGGAATGCGAAGGCGTGAATACTCTGCCGCTAGAGAATTTCACACCCGGCGAGAAGCAATGCCGGTTCTGTAAAGCCAGCGCCATTTGCACCGCGCGCGAGCAGTTCCATATGCAGACCGTAGCCGGTGAGTTCGACAACCTGACAGCACCGATCAGCGAGCTGGTCACCAGCGCCATAGCACGCGTCCCGATGCTCACTAATGAGCAACTGGCAGAAATCTACGGACAAGCGGATTTTCTCGAATCCTGGCTAAAGGCCATCCGCGACCGGGTAAACAGTGAACTCAACGCCGGGCATCCGGTACCGGGGTTCAAGCTGGTAACCGGTAAGCAGGGCAACCGCGCATGGCGCAATGAAGTTGAAGCCGAAGAGATGCTGAAATCTTTCAGGCTGAAACAGGATCAGATGTACAGCCAGAAGGTAATAAGCCCGACGCAGGCCGAAAAGCTGCTGAAGAAAGAAAGCCCACGCCGCTGGACGAAAGTCGAAGCCCTGATAACCCGCTCTGATGGTAAGCCCACCATCGCACCAGAATCCGACCCGCGCCCCGCGCTCAACGTTAACCCTGTAAACGATTTTGACGACGTATCCGAAGATGCGATCGCCGCTGACCTCATTTGATTTAAGGAACAACACCATGAAAGTTAAATTAAACAATGTTCGCCTTGCCTTCCCTACTCTGTTCGAAGCTAAAACCGTAAACGGCGAAGGCGATCCGCGCTTCTCGGCGGTCTTCCTGATGGACCCGAAACACCCGCAGCTCGATGAAGTCCGCAAGGCGCTTAAACAGGTGGCGAAAGAGAAATGGGGCGAGAAGTGGGAAACCATCTACGGCCAGCTGGAGAAAAAGCTCAACCTCTGCCTGCACGACGGCGACGAGAAAGCCGAATATGAGGGTTTCCCGGGTAATTTCTTCCTGAATGCGGCGAACAAAGCCCGCCCTACTGTTATCGACCGCGACCGCACCGCACTGATTCAGGCCGACGGCCGCCCGTATGCCGGTTGCTTCGTTAACGCCGTAGTCGATATCTGGGCGCAGGATAACAACTTTGGTAAGCGCATCAACGCATCGCTAAGCGGCGTCCAGTTCCTGCGCGATGGTGACGCATTCGCTGGCGGCGGTGTGGCAGCGCCTGATGATTTCGACGATATCAGCGAAGGCGCCGACGCCGAAGACTTGGTTTAACCCTCCCCCGAAATAATCCTTCTCACCCGGCCATGCGCCGGGTGTTTTGCAAAGAGCATCCCTTTTCGCAAAGCACCCGCGAGGAATATCTATGTCTGAAACCATTCTCTGGGGCGACCTGGAAACCTATTGCGAAATCCCCATCACCAACGGTACCCACGCGTACGCAGAGGGCGTCGAGGTGATGCTTTTCGCCTGGGCCATCGGAGACGAGCCGGTTAGTGTCTGGGACCTGACTGCTGGCGAACCAATCCCCAGCAGGCTACGCAAGGCGATAGCCGACCCCGACACCCTGCTTTATTTCCACAATTCGCACTTCGACCGCACGGTGCTGCGCCATGCCATGCCTGAGCTGGCCCCGCCGGTTGAGCGCTGGCGCGACACGATGGTGCAGGCGCTGGCACACAGCCTCCCCGGCGCGCTGGCGGCGCTCTGCGAAGTGCTGGGAGTCCCACAGGACAAGGCGAAGGATAAAGAAGGTAAATCGCTGATCCAGCTGTTTTGTAAACCCCGCCCGAAGAACAGCAAGCTGCGCCGTGCAACCAGCAAAACGCATCCGATAGAGTGGCAGCGGTTCGTTGCCTACGCCGGGCTGGATATTGAGGCAATGCGCGAAGTCTATAAGCGGCTGCCGAAGTGGAACTATCAGGGCACCGAGCTGGCACTGTGGCATCGCGACCAGCAGATCAACGACCGCGGGTTTTGTGTAGATATGGATCTCGTCCACGGTGCTATTCGTGCAGTAGACAGAGCGCAAAAACGCCTTGCTGAACAAACAGTAGAAATTACAAACGGCGAAGTGCAAGCAGCAACGCAGCGCGATGCGATGATTAAGCATATTGTCGAATCGTACGGCGTTGAGCTGCCCGATATGCAGAAATCGACAATTGAACGTCGCATCGCCGATCCTGATTTGCCACCTGCCGTTAAAGAACTGCTGCACATTCGACTACAGGCCAGTGCTACCAGTACCAGTAAATACAAGACTCTACTGAAATCCGTAAGTAGCGATGGCCGCCTGCGCGGCACGCTGCAATTCTGCGGGGCATCGCGAACGGGGCGTTGGGCAGGGCGGTTATTTCAGCCCCAAAATCTCAGCAGAGAATCACTTTCGAGAGAAGAAATAGAGTTCGGCATCGAATGTATGAAAGCCGATTGCGAGGACTTATTTTATGATTAAATGGAAAGATATTCACGGGTACGAAGGCTTATATCAGATAAGTTCAGATGGCAGAGTAAAATCTCTGCCTTTTTTACAACGTTATACCCACTGGAGAACAGGCGAGGAATTATTCAGGCAAACTAAAGAGCGAATTCTTTCCGTCAACATCATCAATTCCGGCTACGCTGTCGTTCAACTCTGGAAGAACGATAAAGGCCAACCATTTCTAATACATCGTCTTGTCGCTGAGTATTTTTTACAGGGTTCACCAAAACTAACCGTCAACCATAAAGATGGTAATAAATTAAATAATAAAGTTTCTAATCTGGAATGGGCCTCTTACTCTGAAAACCTCAAGCACGCCGTTATTAACGGACTAAATCATCAAGCCAAAGCAGTAGTAGACCCCGTGACAGGCATTCGTTATCCCTCTATTACGCAGGCTGCTAAACAATGCCGCCGCTCCCCCCGAACCATCCGGGCTAGTTTCCTTCGGGAAGGGGGCAGCAATGGCTAGTGTTATGCAGCTTGCAAGCTCCGCTCTTCGCGGCTGCATTATGGCACCGGCGGGCAAAAAGCTGGTCGTTTCTGACCTGTCGAACATCGAAGGCCGAATGCTGGCCTGGCTGGCCGGTGAGCAGTGGAAGCTGGATGCCTTCCGGCAGTACGACGAAGGTACCGGCCCCGACCTCTACAAACTGGCCTACGCCCGCGCCTTCAATATCTCGCATGAAGATGTGACCAAATACCAGCGCCAGATCGGCAAGGTGATGGAGCTGGGACTCGGCTTCGGCGGCGGCGTCGCGGCGTTCCTGACCTTTGCGCTGGTCTACGGTCTCGACCTCGAAGAGCTGGCGACCGCCGCGCTGCCGAACATCCCGCGCGATGTGCAACGTGAGGCAAAAGGCTGGTACGACGAATCGGTGAAGCGCAAAGCGACGTACGGGCTATCAGAGCGGGTCTTCATTGCCTGCGATTCGCTTAAGCGCCTGTGGCGCCGGGCGCACCCGGAAACCTGCGATTTCTGGTACCAGCTCGAGCGCACCGTCCGCACGGCCATCGCAACACCGGCTAAAACGCTCTATTGCGGCTATCTGAAAGTGCGCCGTGATGGCGCCTGGCTGCGTATCCAGCTGCCGTCCGGGCGCGCGCTCTGCTACCCGTCACCGACGATCGAGAAGGGAAACATCACCTATATGGGGATTAACTCCTACTCGCGGAAATGGCAACGGCTCAAAACCTATGGCGGAAAGCTGGTCGAAAACGTCACACAGGCCGCCGCCCGCGACGTTCTGGCCGGGAACATGCCGCTGATCGAGAACGCCGGATACAGCATTGTGCTCACCGTGCACGATGAAGTTATTTGCGAAGCGCCGGACACCGACGACTACACCGACGCCGCGCTCTCTTCCCTGCTCTCCACTAACCCCGAATGGGCGCCCGATATCCCGCTGAACGCTGGCGGCTTTGAAGCGTACCACTACCGTAAGGATTAATCGTTATGGCATTCAAGTACAGAGACAGCCCGCTGTATTACCGGTCTGCGCGCGAAGCCGTGCAGCTGGAGCAGGCAGGCGAGTTTGACCGCGCGGCTAAGGTCTGGGCGAAAGCCAACCGCGAATCGCGCAACGAACTTAATCAGGAATGGAGCGAACGGCGGAATGATTTCTGCTTGATGCAAAACATGCGCGAACGGCGCAAGGCGGTGAACGATGAGCTATCGAGGTAAGGTCTTTCTGGCGTTGTTGGTTTTGCTCGTATGCTTCTGGGTGCTGTTGGCGTGGGCCGTTGCGGAGGTGTTTTGATGCGTGATGTAACTACTGAAACCGTGCGCGAGCGCATGAACGAATTAGGGCAACGCATAACCACTGGCAGAATCTCCCTACGGGAAGAATTCGAGCTGGCGTGTCTGCGGGAGCTGCTGGCGTTAATGAAGCCTCGCTCTGCACCGGCGATTGCTGCCCACATTGTGGAGTCCGTGGCGGATGTTCTCCGGATGCTAGATGAATATCCGGAAAATTTAGTACCAGTTAACCGCAAGTCGGCGTTAATCAGAGAGCTGCGCAGCGCTGTTCTCGAAGCCGCTAGTATCGAGCGAGGGAAGCAATGATGGCTATTGATATTTCGCGCGCGTTCGTTCCGCTAATCGGATTCAGGTACTACACGCACGGTGAATATGTAGCGTCCATCTATGGGGGCAGGGGGAAGTTCCAGATATACGCATACAGTTTTTTAATCACCATAGACATGCCATGGAGACATGTTACTAAAACGTCAACTGATGCTGCCGCTTATTTCTCCCCCTGGCGTAAAAAGTTCACCTTCAGAAGGTGGGGGTCTGACCAATGACCTACGAACGCGAAAGCATTATCGAAAAGCACCTCACCGCGACGGTAAAAGCCGTCGGCGGGATTGCCTATAAGTTCGTATCGCCCGGGCGCCGTTCGGTACCCGATCGCATCGTGCTGTTGCCCGGTGGCCGTATCGTTTTTGTGGAATGCAAAACACCCGGCAAAGCACCTCGCGCAGACCAACTGCGCGAGCACGAACGGCTTCGCGCGTTGGGCTTTAACGTGGTGGTGCTGGATAGCAAAAATCTGGAGGGGATATTGTGAAAAACACTATTCAAGACTTAATGAATCACCAGTTTGCCATGTTGGAAACCGTCACCGACCCCAATATCAAAGGCGATGTGCTTCAGGAAGAGTTATCCAGAGCAAAAGCAGTAGTGGAAATTGTCGGCGTGATGGTTGGTACATATCGGGTTGCACTCGATGCGCAGAAAGCTATTTATGACGGTACCGCTGGCAGCGTTCCTAAAATTATGGGGATTGAGAAATGATAGAAAAATACTCTCCAGCTCAAGAGTTGTTTATCAGGCAGCGTATTAAAAGCTCCACTGCACGCGAGTTAACAGAAATGTTCAACGCTCATTTTGGCACGAATAAAAGCGTTGGTGCGATCCGTATATGGTGCAAGTCTCACGGACTGGGAAATCAATTCTTATTGGAGCCACGCTACACTGATGAACAGCTGACGTTCATTTATGCTAATAAGCAGTTAACGAATGTGGAACTTACCGAAAGATTTAATAAGCGATTCGGTACCAATAAAAAGCCCGATAACATTAAAGATGTGAAGATAGCTCGCGGATGGACTCGCCAACCCACAGGCCGTAAGCGTGCCTTACCACAATATATTACGGTGAAAAAAGAGAGAATTCGCCTTGATGTATACGTATATGAATGCGTTCATGGAAAATTGCCAGCCGGCTACTCTGTAATCCATCTGGATAATGATTTAAATAATAACGATATCGATAATCTACGCGCGGCACCTAAAGAAATACGCCGCCTGTTCTCCGGGGCAGGTTACTCAAAAATGCCGCAGGTGCTCGCTCCTGCGCTGTATGCGCAAACGATGCTGCGACACGCTATTAAACAACGCTTTGAACAATTAGTGGGGTGAGCATGGTTAAGGCATTCACCCCCCGGCCCTACCAAGACCTCATTATCAACCACGAAATCGATATCCAACGCTGCAACATCTGGGCGGGTATGGGTATGGGAAAAACCGTGGCGACGCTGACCGCACTGGAAGATCTCTTCATGTGTGGCGCGGAGACACAGCCGGCTCTGGTCCTCGCGCCGCTGCGCGTGGCGGCCAGCACCTGGCCGGATGAGGCTGTGAAGTGGGGCCACCTGCGCAACATCGACGTGCAGCCCATCGTCGGTACCGCCAAAGCCCGCACTGCTGCGCTGGCGAACGGCAACGCCAGCGTGTTCACCATCAACTATGACAATCTGGCCTGGCTGGTTGAAGAGCTCGGCGGCCGCTGGCCCTTCGGTACCGTCATCCCGGACGAAAGCACCCGGCTTAAATCATTCCGGCTGCGCGGCGGAGGTAAGCGCGCTGCGGCGCTCGGCAAAGTGGCGCATAAGCACGTCCGCCGCTGGATGAACCTCACCGGCACGCCAGCACCGAACGGCCTGGTGGATTTGTGGGGGCAAGCGTGGTTTGTCGACCAGGGGCAACGCCTCGGGCGCACGTATGGCGCATTTACCTCCCGCTGGTTTAACTCGATACAATTTCCCGGTCAGAGCTGGACAAAGCTGGAGCCGTTCGCTCACTCGCAGGACGAAATACAGCGCGCGCTGGCCGATGTAACTATCTCGCTGGATGCCGCCGACTGGTTCGATATCAAAGAGCCAATCCATAACGTGGTCCGCGTGGACATGCCACCAAAAGCACGCCAGCAGTATCGCGAGATGGAAAAAGAAATGTTCCTCGAGCTGAACGGCGAAGGCATCGAAGCGCCAAACGCGGCGGCCAAAACCGTTAAGTGCCTGCAAATCGCCAGCGGCGCTGTCTACACCGACGACGCCGGGAGTTGGTCAGAACTCCACGACGCGAAGCTGCAGGCGCTGGACAGCATACTCACAGAGGCCGCTGGCGCGCCGGTGCTGGTCGCCTACCACTGGAAGCACGACCTCGAGCGGCTGCTCAAAGCGTTTCCCCGCGGCCGCCATCTTGACCAGGATCCGCAGACGCTGCGCGACTGGAACGCCGGCAAAATACCGGTCCTCTTCGCCCACCCCGCCAGCGCCGGCCACGGCCTGAACATGCAGGACGGCGGCAACATACTGGTGTTTTTCTCGCACTGGTGGGACCTGGAGCAGTACCAGCAAATTATCGAGCGCATCGGGCCAACCCGGCAGATTCAGGCCGGACACAATCGGCCTGTATTCATCCACCACATTATCGCCGTCGACACTATGGACGAGATGGTGATGGAGCGGCGCGACTCAAAACGTACGGTGCAGGACATCCTGCTTGATGCCATGAAGAAGAGAGGTATAGCATGACACAGAATGACTTTATGGAAGAACAAGAGGTTTTTGATCTGTTAGGTAAAAAGAAAACCGCTGTTTGGCGGCTACGTAAGGACCACGGCTTTCCCAACCCGGTGCTCACTTACCCTTCGCGGTATAGCCGAAAAGCGGTCATGAAATGGCTTGAAGAAGGTGGTGTTAACCGAGCTGTTTAACATGCCAAAAAATCTTATCAGCATACAGTTCGTACGCCTCTTTTTGCTCCGGCAACCAGTCGTGTTTATTGTACACAGCCATCACACCTCCCAGTTCATGCCCCAGCATCTTTTCGGTGACGTGGGGCATAACTCCTTCCCCAGATAAATTCGTTACAAGTGAGCGCCTGAAGTCGTGCGTTCGCCACTCCGGTATGTCAATATTTCCCCTTAGTTTTTTCATGTACAGATTCGCCGATGAACGGTCGATCGCTTTATCCAGTTCCTGACCGGGGAATAGCACATCGTGCCCCGCATTAAGCAGCCTTTCGATGTACGGTTTTACCTGGTCGAAGACCGGCCGCCGGATAACATTTCCCATCTTTGAATGCTCTTTTGGCGTTGTCCAGATCAGGTCTTCCATATTGAACTCGCTGGCCGTAGCGAGGCGCATTTCGGAAAGTCGGGCACCCCACAACAAAAGTAACTGGTGCAGCACCTTGTTGGACGAAACTATTTTCGAATTCTCCAGAGCGAGCCATACCTTTGCCAGTTCCGTATAGGTAAGCACGCGGCTACCTTCATCCGGTTTTTTACCAATATTTTTTACGCTGAGTTTGAGCAATTCGCAGGATGGGATCAGCTGGCGGCTAATACACCAGTTAACGACGGAACGCAGCTGCAGCAATAGCACACGTGCTTTTTTCTTGTTAAGGCTTTCTTGCTTATCAAAAAAGCGTACCCAGGCCGAAACAGGAATGTTGGCTACAGGCGCATCCTCGAACTGTGTGTACATTGTGTTGTACACAACCGATTTGTACAGCGTCTGCGTATTGGGCTTCAGGTCGGTGACGTACTTGTCCCACCATTGATCCAGGCATTCCTTTAACGTCAGTTCACCGTCGCTGCGGGCAAAATAATTTTTGGGGTTGACCCCCTTCATGTACAATGCGCGCATCTCGCCAACGATCACGCGAGCTTCCTTGAGTGAAGTAGACGGATAGCGCCCAACGGTAAGGCGCACCGGCTTCCCATTCCAGCGGTAACGATACTGGAAAGAGATAGTGCCGGTGGGGGTAACCCTCGCGCTCAGCCCATCGCCGTCGGTAATTTCCGTCGAACCGGTGTATGGCTTACCGTGCAGGCCGCGCAGTTTAGTGTCACTCAGTGCCAATGCATTATATCCTGTACACAGATTTATAATGCATTCTGTACTCAAAGTGTACGCATTGGCAAGCGCACGACCGCTGATCATTGTAGAAATCTAAGAGAATGATAGGAAACAAAAGAGATGAAATGCTTGATGGTACGGGGCTTGATGGGATAACATGTAACACAAGCCGAAAGCTTAAAAATCAATCACATCTAAGTCCCCTTAGTTAAATGGATATAACGAGCCCCTCCTAAGGGCTAGTTGCAGGTTCGATTCCTGCAGGGGACACTTGTTTTGAGTTCGCCGCAATCCGTACTAGTCCGCAGAATCCCGCCAGTATCAAGCCTCTCATGAAATCCCTGTTCGCAGTAGTTCGCCTCAGACCGTTGACAGCCACACCTTTTGGCGGGTAAAAAACGAGTAAAACTACTTTACCCACCGGAATTTTACCCATGCTCACCGTTAAGCAGATAGAGGCCGCCAAGCCTAAAGACAAACCATACCGCATGCTCGACGGCAACGGCCTTTACCTGTACGTTCCGGCGTCTGGCAAAAAGGTGTGGCAGTTGCGCTATAAGCTCGACGGCAAAGAGAAGGTGCTGACATTGGGAAAATACCCTCTCATGTCATTGCAGGAAGCCAGGGATAAAGCGTGGACCGCAAGGAAGGATGTTTCTGTCGGGGTCGATCCGGTTAAGGCCAAAAAGTTGTCTGTGAAGGACAATTCATTTTCAGCTATTTATCATGAATGGTACGACCATAAGCGGCAGGTTTGGTCAGAAGGATATGCGGATGAACTTTCTCGCATGTTCCGTGACGATATTCTGCCGATGATCGGGTATCTGGAAATACAGGATATTGAGCCGATGCAGATACTTGAGGTGATCCGGAGGTTTGAAGAACGCGGGGCAATGGAGAGGGCAAATAAAGCCAGAAGAAGATGTGGCGAGGTATTCAGGTATGCGATCGTTACAGGAAGGGCCAAATATAATCCGGCTCCTGACCTTGCTGATGCCATGAAGGGATATAGAAAGAAAAACTACCCTTTCCTTCCTGCAGATCAGATACCAGCATTCAATAACGCGCTATCTGGCTTTTCCGGAAGTATTATTTCGAAAATTGCCACACAGGTTTTGCAATATACTGCGCTGCGCACAAAAGAACTCCGTTCTATGCAATGGGAAAACGTCGACTTTGAAAACAGGATGATAACCATCGACGAAGAGGTAATGAAAGGGCGCCGCGTTCATGTGGTTCCGATGTCAGATCAGGTAATAAATCTCCTGAATACTCTCAAACCGATCACAAGCCCTGTTTCCTCTTTTGTGTTCGCCGGGCGGAATGATAAGAAAAAGCCCATCAGCGAGAATGCCGTATTATTAGTTATCCGACAGATTGGCTATGAGGGGCTGGCGAGCGGGCATGGATTCCGCCACCAGTTCAGCACAATAATGAATGAGCATGGCTGGCCAGCGGACGCGATTGAAAAACAACTCGCGCACACCGCCAGCGGGTCAATACGCGGCATTTACAACCATGCTCAGTATCTGGATAAACGCAGAGAGATGATGCAGTGGTGGGCTGATTACATCGATGGTCGTGCAGTCCAGTAAGCCATTCCAGCCAGCATCCACAAACGGTTTTCGCTGTGCTCTGCCGTTTTGTCAATGAAGTAAGACTGCTCACGAGCGATCCAGGAGTTCGCCTCCACCTCGGTAAAGTGAATGCCACGCCGGCGAAGCGCAGTAACGAAATCGCGGGTGTGAAGGTACTGGAACCCCTTGGAACTGCGCAAAATGGACTCGCGGAACGCCGCGGCGATGTCTGACTGCCT